AAAGGAGGAACGATGCCGCCACGCCGAAAGGCTACGTCATCGGATGGGGACGTTGTCCTCACACTTCCTCCTCCTGCTACAACCATCGAAGGCCGAAACAACCAGCTCATCGCGCACGCGTTTGACCTGGCTGAGCGGCGTCTACTGGAAGGTACCGCTTCTGCGCAAGAGGTCGTTCACTTTCTTCGACTGGGAGCAGCCGAGCAACGGCTCAAGGAGGAGAAAATCCGAAACGAGAACCTCGTTCTAGAGGCTCGAGCTGAAGAGATGCGACAGCGCTCGTCTGGCGAAGAGCTGATGAATCGTGCACTGCAGGCCTTCCGTGGTTATTCTGGACAAGATCCAGTTGACCCTGAAGCGGAGGAGTACGATGAGGACATACACTGAGCTCTCTCGTCTCAAAACGATTCGAGAACGCTTCGAATATCTCCGCCTGGACGGTGGTGTGGGCGATACGACTTTCGACGACATGCGATGGGTCAACCAGGCTTTTTACCACTCTCGAGAATGGCGCCAAATGCGTCAACATGTTATTGCTCGAGATCTCGGTATGGACTTGGGAACCCCGGACCAGCCTGTTCGTGATCGTACGCCGCTGATTCACCACATGAATCCGCTTACGCTTGAGGACATTGAAGAGGGCACGCCCAACTTGCTCGACCCTGAGTTTCTTATTTGCACGGGTCTGAGGACGCACAATGCAATCCACTATGGCGACGAAAGACTACTTCCCCAGCCTTTCGTCGAGCGAACTCCGGGTGATCACATAGGATGGAAACGACTCTACACATGACCTACCAACCTCCGCAGGCGCCCTATGTTCAGGCGCTCCACCAAGGCGGCAAGCAGAAGCCAACCGCCATTTTTCTTCGTCCATCGTTTACGAACTCCAAGGATGGCGCGGCCCTGGCTGTGGCTCAGTACTGGCATCGATCTGCCAGCTTCTGGGACGCCGGACATTACACTGTTGACTCGGAGAAGCGCTTTCGTTGCGTGAGGGACAACGTGATCGCTGGTAAAGACCACTCTGGTAAGAACTCGATTCGCATTGCTATCTGCGCAGATCCCATGTCTGGACAAATCTTTTGGGATGAGGACGAGCATCGTCATGTCTTGCGAAAGACTGCAGAGTTGGTCGCTGAGCTCACGTTGGCTTACAAGATTAACGTTGTATACCTCGATCAAGATGGCTTGGCGCGATGGGAAACCCGTCGCACTCGTCGTCGCGGAGGTATCTACGTTGTCGAGTCTAGTGGTTGGCCGTCAGAAGAATTCCTCAACGAGGTGAACGCTCAGCGCTCCCTCAAGACGCACATCTGAAAGGATTCGGTATGACGATTCGAAACCGAGAGGAGGCTGCGAAAGCAGCTCTCGCTTCTCAGACCAATGTAGTTGGCACTTGTCAGCTGTGGACTCGGACTCAGTTCGGAGCGCCTTCTGCTGGCGATCGGGATCGAGATGGCGACGCTGATGCTGTGGACGGGTGGCTTTCTGAGCCTGCTTCCGCCAAACATTACGGCGATCGGAACCCGCCTCGCGGCGTACCTGTTGCGTGGAAGGGCGGCGGCAAGGGCTATGGTCACCGGGCAGTCTCCCTAGGAGGGGGGCTGATTCGCTCGACGGACATGAGCGACGATGGCACCCGCTTCCAGGCCGGCAATGTAGGCACGAGCACCATCGCCAACATCGAGCGGGCTATGGGTCTCACTTACCTGGGGTGGTCTAGCACCATCACGGGTCAACCCATTCCCTTGCCCCCTGAGGCTCCCGCGCCCGCGCCTAAGCCTCCCAAGAGCAATAGCGTCACTCAGGCTCGCGACCTTCTGCTCAAGGCCGAGCGCTGGTCTCGCAAGGTCGGTAGGAACACACGCGCCAAGAAGATCCGCGAGATGCTTCGAGTCGGTCCCAAAGACTGATCATCTCAAAATGAGAGCAGAAAGGAGGGGTTGATGTCGGAGACACCCCCGGAGGAAACTCCACTCGAGAGTCCTAGTATCCTCACTTCAACTAAGGCCTCGCTCGGAGTCCCCGAGTCGCACACGGCGTTTGACGCCATGATCACTCTTCACATCAACTCTGTCCTTTCGACTCTCGAGCAGCTTGGAGTCGGTCCCGAGGGTGGTCTCTATGTCACAAGCAAGACTCAGACCTGGGCCGAGCTTATTGGAACCGATAATAGGCTGAATGCTGTCAAGTCTTACATGTATCTGCGTGTTCGAATGCTCTTTGACCCGCCGGACATTGGTTTCGTTCTCACTGCAATGAAGGAGCAGATCAAGGAGCTCGAGTGGCGACTTAATGTCGCAGTTGACTCTGAGGTCACAGACTCGATCATTAATGACGATGACGAGGTGGTCTGGATCGTTTCGTCCGACGAGCCTCTACCCGAAGGGATGGAGTCGGGCGATCTTGGTCTTGACCCTGAGACCGGAGATGTTTGGAGGTTGGTATGACGCGCGTATTTGTAGGCAATATTCGAGGGCCTCGAGGTGCCGATGGTGCGCCAGGCCCACAAGGACCGCCCGGAGACCCCGGTGGTCCTCCTGGTCCCGAAGGTCCTCCTGGTCCCGAAGGTCCTACTGGTCCGCAAGGGCCCGCCGGCCCTCAAGGTCCTGCTGGTGCAGACTCCACGGTCCCCGGTCCCCAAGGACCCGCTGGCCCTCAAGGTCCTGCCGGCCCCCAAGGACCCGCTGGTGCGGATTCGACGGTGCCTGGCCCCCAAGGACCCGCCGGTCCTCAAGGAGATCCAGGGGTGGGTATCCTACTGATCGAAAACGGCGCTGAGGTTCCGCCAGGAACTCCGGTTGGAACAGTCGTCTTTGAGAAGGCGTAGTAAGTAATGAGTGTTAATGTCACGTTTGACACAACAAACGAGAGTCATGTTGCGTGGTTCTCCGCAGTTGTTGCTCGAACGACTGATGACCCACACTCTGGCGCAGGATGCTTGTCATGGACGGCGACCGACGGGTTTTCGGGTGTCGAGGTCGTTCAACCAGGATTCGTTCACGGGTTGGCTGCCGGAGCGTTAGTTCGTCCTCGATTGTGGGTCAAAGGCAAGTCCGGCGCCTACGATACGAGTATTGGCTGGACTATAAAGTGGACTAACGAAGCAAATGCTGATCTAGGTAGTGAGCCGTACACCATTCTTCCAGTTACTAGTGAATGGGCCCAGTTCATCTACCCCACAGACATTGACGTTCCCGTAGGCACAACCCGCGTGCATTGGCAGTTTGACACAAATTCTGCTGGCGCAGGGTCTGTGATTCTTCTGGATGACATCGTGGTTGCGGAGCCTCCAAGCTCAGGAACCTTCCACTGGGTCAGTAACGAAAGCGGCCTTCTACTTCCAGCATCCCCCCTCGGCTGGTGGGATGGATCAGCAGTTCAACCAATGACCCAAAAGAGCCCCTGAGAAAGGAGGCGTAGAATGACACATATGCCGACCCTTGGAGAGATGCGTCACGCTCTCGCCAACCCCTCAGGGGTCTCTGAGCCTCCTGCTCCGGTCATGATCGAGGCGGAGACGCCCCTCATTACCCTGGAGGAGATGCGGCACTACATCGAGAACCCTGAGGACTACCTCGAGCACTACGGTGTGAAGGGTATGAAGTGGGGTGTGCGACGCTCCCAGCAGCTACTGGATCGTATACGAGGTAAGAACCCCCGCGAGGCTGCGGAGCTCACTAATGAGTATAACGAGCGAGTCGGAGGGATTAACTCTGACCGCAAGGGCGCTCAGATGCTTCGCGAGATGAAGGTGGGCTCAGTTGTCGTGATCGACACCGAGGATGGTCCGACTGTGGTCTCTAAGCAGAAGGACGGCAGCTTCCGCAAGGTCACTATGTCGGTAGATGCGCAGAACGCGCTTCGAACGACGACCAAGGACCCTTCGGAGATGAGCACTCGAGAGATGAACGACGCAGTGAAGCGCGCTCAGGCAATCGAGGCTTACAACAAGATCTTCAACCCTGCTGCTGATCCCAACGCTGAGCTTAAGGCGAAGGTCGAGGCGATGAACCTACAGATGCAGTACGCCCAGGCGCACGCCAAGCTGAACCCCTCTCGGGCAAAGCGGGTGGCCACCTTCGTTAGCGACGTTAAGCCGGCTTTTGACACCTTTATGGACATCGACAAGAAACTCGATGGTGCGGCCACTAAGAACATGAAAAAGTTCTGGGCGCAGATGCAGGGCAACGACGGTAAGATCAAGGTCGAGGACGTCACCCCCAAACCCTCTGGTTCGTCGAGCAAGTCTAAGAAGAAGCGCAGCAAGAGTGCGCCTGAGACAGTCTACAACATCACTACTCTGGGAGGATAGTTCAAAATGACAGAAACATCTACCGCATCCGCCCCGGATGTAGACGCGTTCCTCTCGGGGTTCGGAGTCAGTCTCGCGCATTTCGGGGTCAAGGGTATGAAGTGGGGCGTTCGCAAGAATCCCGGGTTGGTCAGTGACATCAAGGTCTTGTCGGGTAATCAGAAGGAAATTGCTAAGCGTCGGAGTGTTGATCCCAGTAAAGACCCCAAGGTTATCAGGGAGCAGAAGGCTGACGAGAAGCGGTATCAGAAGAAGGTTGCTGCAACTACTAAGTCTGCTCACTCTGACGCAAAGGAGACAGCTAAGAAGGTGGCTCTTGTGGCCGTCAAGTATGGCGCCCCGTCTGCAGCTGTTGCTGCCGGGGCCGCAGTTGGTCTCCCGGCAGTAGCGGCATTCGGCATCAGCGTTAAGGCGCTTCAAGAGCCGGCTGTGCAGGAGGCTATCGCTGTAGGCGCTCGCTATACGAAGTCACTCGTGTCGGATATGGGTGATATTTCCGTTCCTAAGATCAACCTTCCGAACCCGAACTTTGGTACAAAGACCGTGTCATCTAGGGATATTTCACGCGAGCTAGCTGACTCAAAGAGGCCAGTAGCTAGGGTGCAAGTGGGAGATCACATCGTTAAGGTGCCTGTTGACCAAGCCAAGTTCTTCCTGAAGCAGAGTAACGACATGCACGATCTCGAAGACTAGCAAGCCACTTTGCATAGGAGGTGACCATGGCTTTATCGAACACGGCAACGCCGATCTACTATGGTCGCTTCCGGGAAAAAGTGCTTAATGGTGAGATCCCGGTTTGCGCCGAGATCTCCATGGAAATGAACCGGATTGATGCTCTGATTGACGATCCGGAAGTCTACTACGACGACCAAGCCATCAACGGCTTCATCGCATTCTGTGAGAAGGAATGTACTCTCACTGACGGTGAGCAGCTTCGCCTGTTGGACACGTTCAAGCTCTGGGCAGAGCAGATCTTCGGTTGGTACTACTTTGTTGAGCGACCCGTTTGGGAACCCGCTACTCCTCTGAAGAAAGCCGGTTACGTAACCAAAGTCGTGAAGAAGCGACTGACTAGGAAGCAGTATCTTATCGTAGCGCGAGGCGCTGCAAAGTCTATGTACGCCTCGCTTATTCAGAACTACTTCCTGAACGTCGACACTGACACCACCCACCAGATCACCACTGCGCCTACTATGAAGCAGGCCGAAGAGGTGATGGCTCCTATTCGAACCGCCATCACTCGTCATCCTGGTCCATATTTTGAGTTCCTTACCTACGGCTCGCTGCAGAACACTACGGGCTCCAAGGCTGAGCGAACCAAGCTTGCGTCAACGAAGAAGGGTATCGAGAACTTCCTCACCGGATCGCTTCTTGAGATCCGTCCTATGACGATTAACAAGCTGCAGGGTCTGCGCCCCAAGGTGTCGACGATTGATGAGTGGCTCTCGGGCGACCTCCGTGAGGACGTTGTGGGTGCTATCGAGCAGGGAGCGTCTAAGCTGGATGACTACCTCATCGTAGCAATCAGCTCAGAAGGAACCGTTCGAAACGGCGCTGGCGACACCATCAAGATGGAGCTTGCCGACATTCTCAAGGGCGAGTATCTGGCCCCGCACGTCTCAATCTTCCACTACAAGCTGGACGATGAGAGCGAAGTCGGCGACCCCAACATGTGGGTGAAGGCTCAGCCCAACATTGATCGCACGGTCACCTATGAGACGTACGCCTTGGATGTCGAGCGAATGGAGAATGCTCCTGCTGCTAAGAACGATATTCTTGCTAAGCGATTCGGCATCCCCTCCGAGGGGTATAGCTACTATTTCGCCTACGAAGAGACTGTCCCCTCGGACTACAAGCAGGATTTCAGCGGTCTTCCTTGTGCTCTGGGCGCGGACCTTTCGCAAGGTGATGACTTCTGTGCTTTCACCTTCCTATTCCCGCTAGGTAACGGCGCTTTCGGTGTCAAGACACGAAGTTATATTACTGAGCACACTTTGCACAAGCTCCCCAGCGCTATGCGTTTCAAGTATGAGGAGTTCCGAAAGGAAGGCTCTCTCATCATCTTCGACACCACTGTTCTGGACATGAACGAGGTGTTCGATGATCTCATGCGTCACATCGACGAAGAGATGCATTACGACGTTCGCTGCTTTGGGTATGACCCATACAACGCGAAGGAGTTCGTTGCAAGGTGGGAGAACGAGCAAGGTGCTTATGCAGTTGAAAAGATCATCCAAGGTGCCCGAACCGAGTCTGTCCCTCTTGGTGAGCTGAAGAAGCTTGCTGAGCAGAGACTTCTCGTCTTCGATGAGTTCCTGATGATGTACGCAATGGGTAATGCCATCACGCTGCAGGACACTAACGGCAACCGCAAGCTCCTCAAGCGGCGCCATGAAGAGAAGATCGACAACGTGGCCGCGCTTATGGATGCGTGGATCGCATTCAAGCTCCACAAGGAGGAATTCGAGTGATCACTGACAAGGAGGTGAAGGATGGGTCTGGGTAGCCAGCTAAAGCATGCATGGTCGGCG